ACATACCTTTCGGACCCCCTAGATTTGCGGACGTTCGCGGCATCACTATATTTGTGGAAGTGCCGCTAGGGTTGCGGCCACGACATACCTTTCGCGGCCCTAGGAAACGGACCCCCAGATTTGCGGACGTGCCGCTAGGGTTGCGGGGTTATTAAACATAGTTCTTTACCGTTATATTCATATAGCTTTACCGGATCATATTTTTTTAAAGGTAAAAACTTGTAACTCAAGGGTCTGTAATTACCGTTATAAATGTCAGTATTATCTAAATTTTGATGACCACAATTACATATCAATATATACCTGAATTTTTTAGTATTTGTAATGTAGTCGAGAAATGTGTATATGTCTCTCAGACACCAATGCTGGATAACATCTTTTAAAATACATAAATCACTTTCTACTATTTGCTCCTTTTCATTCATAAAATCTAAATGAATAAAATTATATTTCGTACCTGAGCGGTTTGAAGTGTTGAAATCTACAACTTTTTTATACACATCATATCCGGTATATTTTACATTCAGTTCATCATAAATTAGACCACCACATCTAAAATCGCCACAACCCAAATCAACGACACTTGTTATATTATGATCTTTTATAAAATTTTGAACAAAGTTTATATATGTATCTTTATTAAATTCAATGGTACTACCATCTCCACTACTTCCAGAATATTTATTATTAAGATTATTCCCCCATATATTATTTTCGTATATATATGTAAAAACTTGCTCCATATATATGTATTGTAATAAACTCTTTAATACTATGGCCATTCAAATGAATTGTCATCACCCTTTTCCCTAACAGACCATCTACCACTGAGAAGTGCGGTTCTTCGTTCCCAATCTGTATGACGTTCAGTCATTGTAGGTGGAGTCACTAGAACATTTTCATTAATGACTATACACTTATAGTTTCCAACATCACACATGTATTCAAGTTCAAATCTTGTTGCAAACTGTATAAATGGTTTTTTATCCATCTCAGCTTCGAGAAGTGTTTTATATCGAAAGACGTCGTCAAAATTTGTGAAAGCCACTATATTGTTTATAGGAAGATCTTCAACGTTTAACTTAGTCACGGCGTATATACCTTCATATTGCGCATCTTCATGTTCAAAACTCAATATATGAAACAAATCACGCTTTTTCACCTTTTCGAGAGGTTTGCTATTCGAGTCGTCGATGTTATAATAACTTCTACAAACCTTAGAAATCTTAGGTTTCTTGAACCTATGATGAACAACAGGACACTTTAAAGCGAACATTTTTATCGTGTTTTTTATCTAGAAAAGATTTACTTAGGTACAATATAAGATGAACATTATTATCCTTTTTTTATCCGGATTATCGTTTGTTTGGTGTACATCTTATATGGCACTTCGAACTATTATTTTGTCTGCACAAAAGAGAAATGGCGCACCTCCTATTATGTATGAGAAACTTCAACAAAGGTATGCTGAGTAGGGGCCATTGTAGATGTTGTCGACATTCTGCTTAACCTGTAAAAAACCACTAAATCCTACTTCCCTCGGACGGACATTCTCCGTCGCGTTCAAGAATGCGGTCGCCACCCCCCGGGAGCAACCCCATTCATTTTTCACTGGGTTGAAGTCCAACTGCTTAAGTTTTCCATCTTTATCTGTGTCGAGTTCATAAAATTTATTAGCCATAGCAGTATTTCGATCCCCTTCTGGTATGTGCTTTTTCATGTATTCTTCTTTAGCGTCTGGTGCTGGTGCTGGTGCCGGTGCTGGTGCTGGTGCCGGTGCTGGCGGTTCATACAAGTAAATTTCGTCTCCCGGACAGAAACCACGTGTACCATTCCACATATAAGGTGATTTAGTGCGATCTGCCGGACATTCCGGGCATGTAAAGTCGACTTGTTTTATAGATACACCGTTAACCTTTTCAGGAAATTGTTCTTGTATATACGAAAAGCAATTTCGTCCACCATCTGTTTGCCCCTCACCTGGATTAATATTATATGATTTGTAAAATTGATATGCACCATTTCTTATTGTCGCAGATGTACCATCAAAAGTTTGGTTGCCAAAAAATCCATTTTCCGCCTTTTTCACACATTCAGAATCTGTATCGCTGTATTTTTGAACAGGACCCCAAACAATTCTATTCGGATCTATACCCCCATCCGTCCCCCCAACACTACCACCACAATTTTTAGCTTGTTGTCCATCCCAACCACCCACACTATATTCACACACACCTAAAATCTCACCCGTTGTTGGATCATTGGAATTATCTTTACACGTTTTTGCGAAAGATAATTTATTTGGACATGCCCCTCCATTTATCGCCTCTTCACCTGTTTGGTTAAATTCCGAAACATAATAGGGTCGCTGTTTATCTATTGATTCCCCATTTGGATTATAATTAAAACATAATTTAGTATTTAAAGCCCCAGTAGGTATAGTTGTGGGACATGCCTGACTTAAATCTTCTGAAATATATTCACCCTCACAATCTTCAGGCAAACCATCATTCTCTATTTTTGTTTTAGAGTTTCGCCCATTATTAAGACACTCTTCGACATTAGGCACATCACCACAATTATTATCATCAAAAGCGGAATTGAACATTTTGAAATATAAGGGGTTCTTCAAATACGAAACCCAATCATTCTCACTGAATCCTTCATGAATAGCATATACTTGTTCCAACTTTTCATTCGCGTCGGTAGTTATATTTTGCATCTTTTCAAACCCATTGTTTGTTAATTTACAATAAAAGGCTCCAGTGGATTCTTCGTTCACCGAAAACCCAGAACACTTATCAGCATTAAGACAATCAACGGCACACGATCCAAATGCCTCATCAGAGTCGCTTGAACCAATTATATACCCCGAAGAACCTGGGTTTCCATCCTTGGTTAAACATGAACTGGGGGCTCCACCATAGCCGATATCACATTTTGGAACCCTAGCATTTACACTCACCCTATATTGATTAATAGTTGAATATTCGGACTCTCCAGTTGCTTGTGCAACGATGGGACCATAACTCACATTTTCAGGGTCTGAAAAGGTGTTTACAACATTATTAACCTTTACTATCTGACGCTTGGGTATAAATCCGGATATCTCATCAAAAGAAAATTCTCCCCCCTGAAACGCTATGGCTTGCCCGTCGTGTAGTGCTTGAATCGTTTCTCTGAGTTGTTCTTTTAGCTCTTCGCGTCTTTCTTGATTCTTTTCCTGTGAAATTTGAATAAGTAACCGAGTATATTGGATTTGATTTCTGTAATTAGTCGCATATGCCTCACTGGCATCATCGGAAGATGTTCCTAAAACGTCAAGTTCCCCTGCAGCCTCAAAAAATGCCTCTAAAGCAGCCTCTTCACTTTCCTGTTTTTCCTGTACACTCTTCACATTGTCTATGAACGAATCTATATCGAAAGATGGAGCAATTTCCATAGTTTCATTTTGTGAGGTCTCTGTTTGCGTTTGCCAATCTTTCAAATCTTCTTCGTACCCCTCTTTCCTAAAACTTAAGAAAAGTATAACCACCGTCAAGGTTATACCCAGGATCAAAATTTTACGATCCATCTTATAGTAGTTGGAGAAATTATTTATTTGAACATATACTACAAGCCTTTTTAGAATATCCATGTTTACACTTTTCAGAATATACACACTTGCGACACATACTTCTTATATCTCCGTGTATACATATACCACCCCCATTACACACACTACACTGGATAAGTCTTTTTTGGTGTGGACATATATTTCGAATTATATTCATAATTCATCTTAGAGATATTATTTTAACTAATACTATAACAATGCCTCTGTCTAATAAAAAACGATTATTTATTAAAAAGGTTTCGTCCGGGTTTAAATATCTATTAGATGACTATGGGATCAAATCTATGAAAGAATCGTATCTAAAAGAATTTATAAAAGAAAATGTTTTTGTCAAAGGTAATTACATGGAAAGACTAGAGTTTTCCGCGGGTAAGTTTCAGTTTTGTATAGAAAATCTAGATGATGATCTTTTGAGATCCATCTTAAAAGAGTTTGACACTATGGGGTTCACTTTGGAGCGTGTATTTCGTGAAGCGAGAATAAACCCCCTCTACTTTGACGATGACGAACTTGAATATTCAAAATTAATAGATACAGAAGATATTATTACATTCCAAGATTTAATTAACACATAAAACTAGGTCTTTCACACTTGTATCTCGCAAAGGGGGCTTTGTCGGCGACGTAATACATTTTATAAGCTGATACAAGATCTGGAGACTTGTATTGCTCGGGCATACATTCTGGAATACCCTCCATAGAATAATAAGCAGTCTCACTTTTACGTTCTTCGAAATGAGATGGATGATTTTCGTATAACCAACGCAAATGATGTTCACACGTGTGAATTTTTCCGTACCGCTCTGTGTATTCATGACTGAGAGCGAGTCCGATTTCACAAGCATACATATAATTTTTGATACTGGAACCTATCCACATGGTCATGGGGTGCTTCTTATGAGCAGGTTTGTATCCACGCTTACTTCCATCTTTCGTCAAGGGGGCGTGTTCTCTGACGTATTCTTCTTGACCCGAAAAAAACCAAGCGGTGTATAACATTTGACATATCTCGAGTTGAATCTTAACGACGTGTTGATCACATGATAGTTTGGCGATTTCCTTAGGATTCAATGAAAGAAAAAATATGTTCATCTTACAAAAAATAATACTATTTTACAACTTAGGTGCATTTTCCAAAACCGAGAACGTCCTTCTGCTTTCTCGTAGGAATAGATTGGGGTAGCACTGCAGTTTTTACACTATGTACCCATTCCTCTCCATCATATGCCATCCAACATATATCGTATCGTTCTATCATCTTTCTACATAAAACACAAGGCATTGATATACCCGCACCATACGTTGTATTTCTAGATATTATGAGGTGTCCATACTTTCGGTGAACCCATTCAGAAAACTGGTGTGGCTTGTACCCCTTTCGTATACATTCCCTATACAACCTTCGTATTAACTGCCTCTCCGCGCACATATGATTCGTGCTATCCACCTCGACAGATTTCTTAGACATAGAACTCGTCACGGTACAATATTTCATTTTTCATAAAATATAAGAAACATTCACTAGACTTAGGTATTATTCGTGTCGTTCCTTGACAATATAATTTGGATACGTCTGTCTCACGTGGTCCTTATATTTTAGGTAGACGTTAATTTTGTCGTGTACAGACATATTCTCAGTTTCAAATTCGATTAACTTGTTATGATGATTAATATCCAAATGAATAGAGAATCTTTTAGGAATTTCCGGAAAAATTTCTAAAGTTTTAGGAGCTTTATTTTCGAATAATACTTGCTCGGATAAAGCTAAAGGAGAAAAATTTCTAAAATGATTTTGTAAAACGTTTAATCTTCGAATAGCTGACATTTCTCTTATTTTCATTACAATTTATATCCACTAAGGTTTTAAATTCTATCTTTTAGCATCAATCCATCATCTCCTTGAGATTCTATAAACTCTACTTTGACGATATTAGGATCGAATATATCGCCGTGCGTTTGACAAAGTGTACAAGGTTCTGACGGAGTCTCTCCCGGGGCATGATTATGAACGGGGACATCCCTCTTTTTGGGACGTTTTGTTTTTTTAGTCGTCGGAGGTTTGGAAGGATCGTGCTTCTCACAAAATGTCTCACCTTCGATACATTTATTGCGACACGGATTACCCCTTATATTGATTCCCGTACACGCAGGTCTCTTCACTCTTGGAGGCTTTGGCTGTTTAGCGGGTTTGGGAGGACGCGCGTGGACTTTACACGTCTGCAAACCTTCTGCGCAAAACTTTTTACACTGCTCCCCCTTAGCCGTTTGACATGGGCATCTGATTTTCTCGACCTTTACTTTTGAAACTTTTCCCTTTTTCTTGAGTTCGCTAATCTCCCCTCGCAACTTATCGTTCTCGTTGGCAATATCTTGAAACATCTTTCGCAGTTCATCAGCAAATAAATTATCCTTGATATATTCATCTAATTGAGTCATGGGAGATATACACGGTACACAGAATTCCATTTTTACTTGATAAAAATACAAACATCGTCGCAACTTAGGTGAATTTTATTTCTATGAGAATATTAGAATGGTGTCAATCCACGATATACCTAAAAAAGTTCAATACATAGTGGTTGATTCCAACTATGTAAATGGAACTAATAATACATTTTCGTTAGATCTATCGCTGACGTCTAATACACACGTGGAAGATTTCAGTCGTGTGTTAGGTGTAAAGATGGTAGATTTTTACATAACACAGGTTGGAGCCAACACGACTTCACTAAACACTAACATAGCAAAACATGTGGATGTTTTGTGTCCAAATATACCTCAAGTTGCGCAAATGCTCGATGAACGCCACGGACATATTTTTGCACGTGTACCTTTGGAGAGACACTTTACCGGAACGGATGGTATTGTTTTACGAGATAAACAATGGAAAAGCTTCAACAGAAAAACAAATTATTTCAACCCCATGTCTATACAAAAATTAGACTTTGAAATATTCGAAGAACAAGATGACGGGGATTATGTAAAACTAAACCCAGCTACGAAGTGGCACATGATATTAGAAGTCACAACCGTTGACCATAAAGAAACACCCATTTCCAAAGAAACACAGATTTTAGAAGCTATACACGCTCTCATAGGTAAGATTGAAAAATTACATCAGAGCGTGGAAAGACTTCCGACTAAAGAAGAAGCTGAAAAGATTATAAAGGAAACTGAGAAAAAACGTAAAAAGATATCATTTAATTATATTTTATTGGCACTCGCAGCTCTAGTAGGTGGTTATATATACTACGTGAATAAGATCAAAATGGTTCCAGGGATTATGTAAACCAAGTTTTATTAGTATTTTCTAACATATTCTTTACTCGTTCATTCCATGATTTTTGTGAAAAGCTATAAATTTCACAAAAGTTATCTCTCATATTTGTTGTAATATAAATTGTGTCATTATCTATCCAACACGATACAGGATCTTGTATAGTTTCCTTAACTATATCTCCATTTTTTTTGTAAATAATAGGTTCAGAAACGTCTATGAGTTCTAAACTTTGTTTTGAAATTCTAACCATATGTGTAAGATGTAAAAATCCAGGTCTAACATTTGAATTAATAGGAAGTCTAGAATGAGAAAATCCCATATAATAATCACCCATATCCATTAAATTAGATCCACCTCGTATAAAAGTGTCTTGTGTACTGAAAGGTAGACTGCCTTTGATTACATGACAATACCCAGTTGAAGTGTCGCATGATAGTATAATAATTGGATCATAATTATATACAAACATCATTTTACCATCCTTTACAAACGGCGCCCAATTCTTTTCTATTACATTTAAACCCTTTGTGTATAAAGGTTTACATTCAAACGTGTCGTGATCCAAAATCCACAAAGTATAATATTGGTTTGGAAATGGAGATTTCGCT